CAAAAAGCATAATATCACCAAAAAGATTTAAGGAAGAACTTGAATTCTTCCTTAAGCGACGGCGGCTGTAACCAGCGTTCCTAGATCTTTTGCTATGATCTTCATATCGAACGCTACTTTACCGTCTATTCTGGTCGTTTCCTTTTCGTCGATATACCACTTACGAATAGTTGCACCCATTCCACTAATAAACGGTGCAAACTTCCAGCTAAATGTATATCCGGCTGAAGGCGTTAGTAACCCTGGTGTTGGATTGGCAAATAGCAATAACATATTGTTACCAAAGTTAAAGCTATTTGTTTTAGTAGCACCTTTACCAGTTGCTACAATAGACTTTGCTACCATTACACGATCGACACCGAAAAGCTTTGCCATAATTTGTTCTGTTACGGCATCGGAGCTAGAGTACTTAACTCTATCAACAAAGTCAGGATGCTCTGATAGATTGGAAAATACATTATACCCTAGTACTAGAGTATTTGGTGCAATACCTGTACGTAGTATCTGGTTTCCAATTTCATCCTTGATTGTTTTGATGGGTGCTGATGTTGCCTCATTAAATTGATCAAAGTCTGTAGTACCGGCTAGATCATCACCCCAAACAGAAGCTGCTAAATACTTTGTAACGAATTCTCTTTCCTGTTTGATCAAGAGCTTTCTTGTTACAAATTCCATTGCTTCTTTCTGTAGGTTAAATGGAGATGATTGTGCATTATCTACAAGCTGATCCCCAATATCCTTATGGAATCCAAATACCTTACAAAGATAGTTATCATCGCTTAGTGAATAAGCGGAACCGGCACTTTCAGTACTATCCTTTCTTTCAAGTGCTTCATCGGTGTTCCAATCATCCTCATTATATACAGGATAAAGATCGCTTTGTTTGTCCACAGGTACGATTGAAAATACCTTTGGTGCGATAAATACAGACTGATTTTGAATCACCAATGAAGATAGATTAGATAGATACTGATCTATTCTTATTTGACTTTTAGTTGGTCCTCTGACTGGCATTTATTTTCACTCTCCTTTAAGCTCCATCCGTTACCATTCCGAGAGCCGGAGCCATACAATTAATTAGCGCACTAATGGTATCACCATCAGTATCTGAAGCTTCCAGCAATTGCCCTACAACATACGTAGTCTCTTCAGATCCAGCAGTTAGTTTCTTAGCTTTTCCATCCGTCCCATTAATACCAATAACAGCAGGTACGGCATATTGACCCTTTACGATTACGGGACATACTCCAAATACACGAACCGTTACAGATCTACCTTCAATATCTCCCTCGATCAATACTCCGAGCGGTACATCAGTAACAGCCGTAGGTAGAATAACCTCATTGTCGGAATTTTGCGTTACAATAAGTCCCTCTTTATCGGTTAGATCCTCACCCGCTACCAGGAAAGGAATATCGATATTAGGCCCAAATTCAGTAATTGCCATTTTCTCACCTATTCAACATTTCGTTATCGTATTCATCCCAAAGTCTAGGATCGTTTGCAATTGCCTTTTCAATCGCAACATCATACGTTACCTTTTCATCATCCATAATCTTTTTAATTTCCACATCAAGTTTGCTTTGTGATGCAGACTTTACGGTATTAACTACTGTTGGTACTGTATCGGTACCAAACTCTTTAAAGAGATTTCCGGCCGTAATCTTTTCAGATGCAGCCTTTAGCACCGGCACAAAGTCATCATAGAGCTTTGCATCAACAGACTTTAGACGCACCAATAGTTTAGTTACTTCTTCAGGTTTGCCGAGATCAGCGAAATTCTCTTTAGTATATGCTAGAAGTTCTTTCTCAATATTGGACTTTTCAAGGCTGTCAATGCGTTCCTTAGATTTTCCTAGTTCCGTTGATAGGATAGTATTAGTCTTTCTAAGAGTATCGAATTCTTTCATAAGCTCATCATAGCTCTTAGAAACAGGCTTATTCTCTTCGGTACTCTCTTTTTCGGTCTTCTTTTTCTTATCATCAACACATGCCTTATCTTCAGGCTTTACAGTTTTATCAACTTCCGTTACAGTTTTCTTATCATCTTCCGGCATTGTTTCACCCTTTAATTTTGCTTTTTCTTCCTTACTCAACCAGAATATATTATCAATATCTTCCGGTTTCGATCCTTTTGTTAATATGAACTTCTTGTTATTAGCTCCCCAAGGAACTAACGACACTTCCCGAACTTTTACATTGAAAATTGAATTAATTTTTGGTTTTCCTTCAGGCATATTACATACCACCACCCTTATCTTCTATTGCAGAATTGTCAATTGGTGCCGATTCTGCAAACCCACCAATTGAAAATGAATTGATTTCCCCATCCATTACCATCTTCCAGACACCCATATCAAATATTTTCATTGCGATAACCCAAGATCCAATTTTTACTTCTTGATCGCAAATCCAATATTCGTTCTTAGTAATATACGATTCGACAATAGCAGCATCAAGTTTTTCTTTATGCCTAAATCCTGTTTCCCTACTATTAATCATATAATCGTGAGCACATTTTTCAATTTCTTCCTTTGAAATAATGTCACCTTGAAGATCTGTTATTTCAGGTTGCAGTACGACACCAAATACGATATGCTTAGTATCGTCTATTTTCATAATTGGTATATTTTTTTTGTTCATATACAAACCTTCAGTCCTTATACAAACATTTTTACACCAATATTTAATTAGCGTTTTCTTCTACATATCACGCAACATCGGCATTGCGGATGCTCGCCCGGACATTTTTTACCATTTCTAAAAGTACCACCAATGGGACACGTCATATTTGCAAGCGGCCTACATTTATCACACAATCTATCATCAGGTGTTACTATCCAAACTAATTCAAATTCATCTCTAATTATAATATTTCTATTTGCAGCTTCATCGTAGTACTTCCACGAAGCTTCATTAACCATGTTTATTGTTTCAGTCCTTGCAATATTCATAGCCCTATAATTTAAAACACGTTTCCGGTATCTCTCAGTAAGCTTATTAACATAAGCGGTTTTTGCATCAAGGTCTTTAAAATCTTCAATAGGAGTACTTAACCAAGTACGCTGCCAATAATTACGGACCCATCCCTCTTGATCGTGCGTAAGTCCGATATTGGATTTTATATTATTCCTGAGTTCAATAGCGTTTAATCCTTTTACGTGAGCATCATTAACTAAATTTTTTATACAATTAATTGTTTCATCGTTTACCTCTACAACACGCGATGCAACCCAATTATCAATATAACGGTGAATTTCTCTATCTTTGACATCTATTTTCCATCCATATTCATTATTGATAGTCTCGATAATATTGGATGTGATTTTATTAGCAATCTTATTTAATCCAAAATCATCATTTAAACCAATGAATTTTATTATATCGTCAGTACTACCAATAGTCAATACATTTAATATACTATCATCGTCTATACGTTTAATTTTATCTTTAACGTATTTTACAAAAGCTAATGCTAGTAGCTCTTTATGGTTATCAGCTATTTCTATGATTTTTGGCCAAATATCAGAATTTGGCTCTTTACTAATTTCAGTAATCATACATTCACCTATTTGTGAAAATAGGTAAATTGGATAATACCAAAATACCTATTAGTACATTTTACCTATTTTGGAATTTCACCATTTTTGACATTTTCAGAATCCTCTATACGCTCAAGATCTTCATCTGAAGGTTCCGGTAAATCTGCAATCATCATCAAGAACTTTAATAATTGTGGATTTGGCCAAATGTTAGCACCCGATAATGCTAGATCCTTCAAGTATGCACCAATAGCGGCAATATCCATCTTGGTAAGTTCGGAACATTCAATAGTAGGTAATTCATCTGTAGTACCGTTGAGCTTAAATAATTCAGGTATAAAGTTATTATTGAATACTGATTTAATGATTTCCAAGAATGTACCAAGAGCCTTAACAAAGTCATTACTTTTTATTTCTGCCATTGCATAAGAACCGCTTGATCCTTTAGATTTTGTACCAAGCATTGTAAGCTCAAAGAGACATGATTGGGAAATACGTGTTTCATATCTTTCAATTGCTAATGCTATTGCTGAATTTTGTGAACCACCCGATTGTTTAGTCTCAAGTAACGATAAATCGAAAAGTTTATTACCTTTATCATCATACTTTAGTGGTAGTATAATAGCAGACCCTTTATTTGTTTGGACTTTTCTAATGGCATTCGCAAAATTTTGCCTAATAGTTGTATCTGTTT